TCTCCCGATGGATTTTCCAAACCTCTCCAGCGTGCTGGTGATGCCATCAGCGTCAAGACCTAGCTTCTTGAGGTTGACCGCAAACGCCAGGGCATCATCGGCCCCGAGCTTTGAACTCTTTGCGAATTTATGCAGGGCGTCACCCATGACCCCGGCGACATCCCGGTCAAAATGCTGCGAGGCCGCTTGCGTTACGGCCTCCAGTTTACCCATGTCCTCCTTGACTTTGTCGAGGTTCTGGATGAAATCGGTGATCGACAGGCCCATCGAAACATTGAGCGACCCGATTGTTTTTGCCATGTCGATCCCCTATTTTTTTGAACTCATCGCAATCGCCCACGCCTTGAACGCGGCGAAGTTGTCGGTTTTTTTCTGCTCACCGTACCAGTCCGGGATGAAGTCTTTCACCTCGATCGCTTTGCTGTCTGAAGCCCGCCACACATTCGCCGTGGTGCTGCAGATCTGCGCCGCGTGAATGTCTGCTCGGTCCGCATCCAAGGGCTCGATCGTGGAGAACGCAATCCACTCGGTGAGCTCGGCGGCATCCATGCCGTCGAGGATTTCCGCAACCGTCTTTTTCAAGTGCCCCGCCAGCCGGAAAAGAAACCGGCGCGCAGGGCGCTCGATTAGTTTTTTCTGGCGTCTTCGACCGCTCCGCCAGTCATGCCGTTGTGCCTGGCGCAGGCATCAAACAGGATGCCAACAAGAGGCGCTGGCATGTCCCCGACCAGTTCCACATCGGCATCGGAGAAAATCCTTTTTCCCGCTTCGTCCGAGAGTGACCTGACCACCAGCTTGGCGCGGATGTTTGAGAGATTCCCGCTTTTGCTGCCCGATGAAATCTCGCTTTCAAGCTGGTCACGCTCCCTGGAGGAGATGACCCGCAGGAACACCTTGCCGCCGAGCTCGGGGATCTCGATCTCCCCGAGCTTGTAGGCGCTCCCTGCGCCAAGTAGTTTCGCCTTGTCTAAAATGTGAATCTCCTTAATCAAATGCGTAGGTAATTTTCCCTACTGGTTTCACGCCCACAGTCGCCTTGACAACATTGTCGCCGACTGCGATCCCATCGATCTGGACCTTGGTCACATACCCTGAGAATGACACGGTGCTGGTGTCAGCAAGGGTGATGACGCAGGCCTTGGTCGCGCCATAATCCTCGACATATCCAGCGATGGTGCTGATGCCAGCGCCAGCGCCGACAATCACGGTCGCTGACAACTCGCCGCCGTCGATCATGCCTGGGAAATATTCCTTGGCATGGTCGGCGCTGCCGAGATGGGTGGTGTCGATCATCCCGCGAGTCGAGCTCGGTGGGGTGATGTCAGTGACCCCGGTGAGCGATGTGCCACCGATGGTCAAGGTTGTTCCGCTGGTGATTACTGCTGCCATGGCTTTATACCTCCCTATAGATGATGGAAAAATCCAAACTCGAATGATAAAACACGGTGTCCGACCCTTCGTAAAATTCGGGTTGGTCCTGCTCATCATCCACACTGACGCCGAGCACGGTCACCCCTGCGGAGGTGCCGCGAAAATTGTCCATCACGACCCGCATGCGTGACAGAATTGTTTCCACTTCCGCCTGGGTGGCGGCGATCACATCGCACTGCATCCTGACCTCGGGCACCTTGGCATTGCCGACATCAAGGGTCGCCGCCCTCACGGTGCTGATCCGGTGGTACACGATGTAGGGGAGCTTGACATTCTGCGGGGCTCGCCCTGGATAAATGCGGGTGCCGACCAGTCCGGTCATGGTCGCATCATCCACCAGTCGGGCCCGGAGTGCTTTGCTTGCGCTCATGCGGAACCCCTTTCGACAGCATCTGCCAAAATCTCACCCATGACCTTGATCGCAAGGTCTTTCTTCTCGTCGTATGCTGGACGAAGGAAAGGTTGAGGTTTTGCGCCCGGATGCCAGGCACCCTTGGCTTGATACTTTTTACCCTTGCGCATCGATAAGTCGTAATTGGTGACATCTCCGCTCCCGATGGGATGCGGAGAGGTTCCGTACTCGACAAAATGACTATACTGAGTTGCGCTGTTAACCACTTCATTGGGTGTTGAGTTTCTTCTTTGCGACCGATTCATCTGGAGTCTTTTCATTGCTGCGGTGTAGCTCCTTCTGATCGGACCTATGACCGCGTAGCTGTATTGCGCCCTTGTCTGGAGCACAATCTTTTTTCTCATGCCAAGCGATCTGGACAGGTGCCCGCTGGCTTTTTTCACCTTTTGGCGCGCAACATCCAGAATCATTTCGCCACCAGCTTCCAAAGCTTGACCGAGCGCCACCCTCTTGATGTAACGATCAATGTGCTCCATGTTTTGCAGGATTCCTTTGAGGGAGCTCGCCTCAATGTAAATTCTGCTGGAGTTTTTTGAGCTCGTTGATGACCTTGGTCTTCCCATCACGCGCTCCTTTCAATGGCATCAATCTCAAGTTCCCACGAACCCTCATCGATGTTTCTGACACTCACGATCTCGAGGACTCTGCCGCCAGCCATCGAAATCCGGTCCCCATGAAGGACGCCGTTCTTGTAGCGCAAACGCACCCGATGCGAGATCACCGCTTGGCGGGCAGCTCCCTGCTCCTGCTCCCTGCCGGAAAGCGGGCGCACGCTCGCCCAGGTCGTGTGATATGTTCCCCAGAGGCGCTGCGGTTGTCCGTAGTCATCGACGGAGTTTCCAGCGTCACGCTGGAGGTTTATTCTCTGGGTTAATTCACCGGCTTTGATCATTAGTTGACTGTCCCCCTAGAGAACATTTTCACGATGTTTTCAACCGCGTAGGGAACCTCGTAGCTTTGCGCCTGGGAAACAGTCTCGCGCTGGTTATACCAATGACCGACTAAAAGCTTGATCGCTTGTTTCAAGATCGCTGGGACTGCGCTTGCGTCACCGTAACCTGCGACATAGTTGATGATGAATGAGTTGTAGTCATCGATCACATCGGGCCAGTCTTCATCATAGGCTGGCATGACTCGCCCGGGGTTGGCGCTGGTGTCGACCTGGTAGAGCGAGCTGTCCCACTCCTGCTGGTTTCCGGCGAGGTCGTAATAAATGATCGAGTCCACGGACTGCACCGGGCCATCAAGGTAAATGATCCCGCTGTCTGGAAGTTCATCTATCGAGAGCGCAAGGGTCTGCGTGATCAGCTTGATGTTTGCCATCTGCTCGATGTGCTGACGCGCCGCCGAGATCAAGCCGAGGATGAGGTCGTCATCCTCTAGGGTGTCGATCCTCGAATGCAGTTTCATCTCTGCGAGGGTGACTGGTTCGGTCGCTGGTGGCGTGGTGACCGTGAGCATTAGCGAGTCTCTTTGTGTTTTTTGGTGGTTGCCTTCTCAGCCTTGTTTTTACGGGTTTCGGGGAGTGGAGGAGCAAGCGCCTCAACGACGCTTGCCCACCCAAGATCAACGCATTTTTTTGCCTCCGAGTCCGGCAGATCATAGACCAGATTCGCATCATAGCCAAAATTCAAACCGGCCACGGAGGTGAGGAATTTAACTTTCATTAGCTTGCTGCCATCACCAAGTGCTTGATGGGGTCAGTGCCAGCATCGAGGATTCTTCCGTCGTGACGGGAGAATCCAACGAAACCGACTTGGTGATAATCAGCGTACCTTTCCTCGAGACGCAGGAGGGTGAAGTCCTGGACATCGCGGATGATGTACTTGCTGAAGTCACCAAAATAGATCGCCTTGGCGGAAGCTGCCATCGTTGCCACATCCTGGTTGATCACGATCGGCGAGCCGAGCAGTGTGCCAGGAGATGAGGCGCTGATGTCAGGCTGGAAGATCGGACGATTCTGATCGTCCACCAATTTCCTGATAGCCTTGAAAGTGCTGTCGTGCATCATGAATCTTGCATTCGCACGATAGGCAGGATCAAGACTATGCTGGAGATCCACCAGTTCCGCATAGGTCACAGCACCGGTTGCGGCAGCGGTGACGCTGGAACCGGATGCTGAAATGCCCTGGGGCTTGCTGGAGTTGTCACCTGTGGTGAAGTGAGTGTTTAAAATTCTTGCCACTCTCTCCCCTAAAGCCCCCCCGATAAAGGACTCCAAATCAATCGCAGTGTCCTGCAAAAGTTCAGCAGAAACTCGGATGAGCTTGCTGCTGTATTTGTAGGCTTTCAGCGTGATCTGACCGAAGGTCACATCCTGCTCAGCGACCTGGGTATTTTCAGCCAGGATCGCTCCAACATTGGAATGATCGCTGACGGTTGGAATCGGCAAGTCGTTTCCTTCGCCAGTTCGGATAATGGTTGCGACTTCTCGCATCCCACCGAATGCCAACAAGGAAGCTTCCAATTGATTGAGAAAACCCTGTGGAACAGTGTAACCACCAGCGGAACCGGATAAGGATTGAGCACGGGCTTCGGCTTGGCTCTTGGGAGCCTTGGCACCGAGCTTGAAGCTCAAGCGATTGTTCCCAAGCTCAAGGCCAGAGCGCTGAGCTGCAAGGCGTTGAGCATCAGAAGCGCCGTTCACGCTGTGAAATCCCAGCCATCCTCGAAGGGCCAGGGCTCGGTCTGCAGTTGCTTGACGATCTCCAAGATCGCGTACAAACGCAGGAGCCTCAATTGGGCTTGAGCGTCGTGCTGCTGGCCTTTTGGAAGAAGCTTCCAAGGCTGCAAGCTTTTCGCTGCGAGCGGTGCCAGCGTCAGCAGAAGCGACAGCAGGAACATCGGCAGTGTTCATCGACTCGAGGTCGGCGATGCGTACTTCGTGCTCATCAACCTGGGCAACCAAACCATCGAAGGCGGTTTGCTCTTCAGGGGTCAGTTCTCGTTTTTCATTGGTGCCCTTGGCGTGAATGGCTCGGGCTTCTTCCAGTTTCTTGGTGCGCTCTGCGCGCAGTGTTTCGATTTCGTTCATCGGATTTCTTCCTAATATTTGCGGTATTAGGGCAGTGCATCAGTCTCAGAACGAGACATAAAAAAACGCACAGGCCCCTAGTTCGGGATCTGTGCGTAAAGACTGCACTGATTTCGATAAGACGATTAAACCACGGATTTGCGAATCGTCAACACTCGCAACCAAAAAAAAGCCCGCCGGTTAAGGCGGGCTTGAGATTAGACTTTCTTGGGTCGCCCGGGAGGACGGCGCTCAAGGAACTGAAGGTCACCGGGGTCGATCAGGTAGTCCCGACCGATACGCTGCGCTCGGAGCTTTCCCGACGCGATCAAAGCCTGAACCCGCCTCGGAGTGACACCGAGAAGGGCTGCGACTTTCCCGACTGGGATGAGGTTAGTCATTTTTCACCAGACTTCTGAAACTTGGTCATCTGATATGCGAAATCTTCTCACTAATAACTTTGATAAATCATCAGGAAGCTCAGCAAGAAATTCTTCAGCGTCTTCTCCCCAAGACGGGAAATCATCCATATCTCGAATTGTGTCAGCAATTTTTTTGTTATCCTCGTCGCTGGTGGTTTCGCCAGATCGCTCAGAAACCCACAACTGTAAATCCCGAAAAGTTGTAAAAATAACCATGTCTCTATCTCCTTTTTCACCCTCACCCGACCGATCACTCGTCGGTCGTCGTGTGGTTATTATATTATAC